GAGAAACCACCAGCTCATGAAATTATGATTACGTATGAGTTCTTGGACGAGTATTGCCTAGATGAAGATGGTAATGAAGATGAAGATAAGCCACGTTGGTTATCAGAGACTCTTCCTCTACGTTCTTTACAAGCAGAGAAGGCTAAGAGTACACAGCGTTACTATGCTCTTGACCCTACTGAGAGTTTAGATGGAGACTTCACTCAGCTAGTCGGTGTAGCAGCTAATGCCTCCATTGTACAGAATGCTGGTAAGGGTAAGAATGTAGGTAAGATTTATAACAACATTCAAGCATTGTCAGCTATGCGTAGTAAGGATGCTGCTAAAGCTGCTGAGTTGAAGAACGAAGGCAAGGTGTTTGATTTGGATGATCCAGACCTAACCATCTTCAACAGCCTCCCAGATTGGATACAAGGGAAGATTAAGGAGAACCTAGAGTATGAGGCAAGTGCCTTACAAAAAGCTCTTGAGGGGGCTCCTAGTGGCTCTGAGGATGCTTCTGAGGAGGAGAGTGACGTTGACTGGTAGTATTAAAACAGGAGATCCAATTATCTTGACAGATAACTCAGGGTTTGAAGATACTGAGCTAGAGGCTGGCTGTAAAGGCTGGGCTAACTCTGTCACCACTATTCCTGGGGACACTACCTACGTCTTCTTCATGCCAGAAGATGGGAAGGAGATGTATGTTACTCAGGAGTATAAGGTGGAGTATGATAGTAGTAGGGCTGGGTTAGAGCTTAACGAAGATACTATTCATAAGGAGTAGGTATGAGGTGTCTGATAGATGCAGACGTCCTTGTATATGAAATAGGTTTCAGTGGTGAGTATGTAGATGATGATGGTGAGGAGCGGGTTAGGGAGTTTGACTTCGTAGCCCAGCTCCTTGATCAGAAGATAAGTGAGATAGAGGCTGAGTGTTGGAGTGATAGACCACCAGTCCTCTTCCTTACCAATGACCCAACATTGAATAAGATGTGGAACAGGCAACGTAAACGAAGAGGTAAAGAACCTGTCGAGTACAAGCCTAACTTCCGCATAGCTACAGCTACTACTAAGCCATACAAAGGACAACGTAAACAAAAGAAACCATTCCACAGGGATAATATTAGAGCTTATATGCTTGATAATTATGATGTGAGAATTGCTAATGGTATGGAAGCAGATGACCTATTGGCCATAGAACAAACTAAAGCAGCACCACTAACAACAATTATTTGCTCTCGTGACAAAGACTTGAAGATGGTGGAAGGCATGCACTTCTCTTGGCCTTGTGGTAAACAACCTCAATGGGGGCCAGCTCCTGTTGGTAAAATAGGAAGGCTACATTATGACTCAGGAAAGAATAAAATCACAGGAACGGGTAGTAAATTTTTCTACTCACAAGTGCTCTGCGGGGACACAGTCGATAACTACGGAGGTCTTCCTAGATGTGGGCCAGCCCGAGCTTTCAAGCTACTTGAGGGTAAATCAAGTGAGGCTGATCTTTTCGAAGCCGTTAGAGGAGCCTATCGAGATAAGTATGGAGATGATTGGGAGACCCATTTCTTCGAGCAAGCAGACTTAGCTTGGATGTGCAGGGAGACAGATGATGAGAATGGAAGATTGGTGGCATATACGCCGCCTTCGTATAAGAGGAGATATGTTGATGTCTGATCAGGAGGAGATGTTAGATGAGTAGTTTTAAGGTGGTCAAGTTCAGGTGTGGGAGATATGGAGTCGTAAGCGGAGACTCTTTTATTAGCAGAGCTGGTCTCCCTTGGAAGGATGACCTAGATGTAGCAGCTTACTGTAAGATGTGGAAATGGCAAGCAAAGAGGCTCGCCAAAAGGCTGAATATCGCTTATGAGGTGGAAGTAGATGGAACAGAATGATCATGATTGGTTAGTGGAGTGGTTAGATGGCAAGACCTAGTGGGCCTAAGACACGTTGTGGAGGTAGGTGGACTGAAGCTAAGTGGAAGAGCTTCATTAAGAATCAACTACGGGGAGCTACTAGGAAGTGGGCTCCTATACAAGACTGTTTGAAGAATGCAAGAGTTAAGAGAGGTCTCTATGAGTGTGCTGGTTGTGGTAAGCATGTAACCAACACAGTTAAAGAGGGAGCTAAGCGGGTTAAGAATGTGTTTGTAGATCATATAGAGCCCATTGTACCTGTCACTGGATGGATCAGTTGGGACTCATGTATAGAGCGTATGTTCTGTGAGGAGGATAATTTGCAAGTTTTGTGTAAGGTGTGTCATGACAAGAAGAGTAAAGAGGAAGCGGCAGAGAGAGCAACTCACCGCAAGAAGGAGAAATCAAATGACTAACGAGACAAACCATTACAAAGAGCTTAGCCTCTTCAACAATATTAAAGATCCAGGCCACAAGGCTTGGAACCGGCTCATTACCATAGCCAACCTCAAGGAAGATGGTAGGGAGCGGGATGCTGCTGGCTACTTAGACAAGCTAAACCCAGCTGATAAGGCTTCTATTGGACTCATCTTACAGAAGATAAGAATGACCAGCTATGAGCAAGTTAGACGTGAAATTAATAAGGGGCTAGACATTGAAGCTACTAATCATTCCTGATACACAAGTGTGCAAAGGCACTCCCATTGATCACATCAAAGCTGCTGGTAACTATATAGTTAGGCATAAGCCTGATCACATTGTAGTTATGGGAGATTGGTGGGACATGCCCTCTCTGAGCAGATTTAATAGCAACCTAGAAGCAGAAGGACTTAAGCTTAAGGAGGACTTAGAAGCTGGTGAAGATGCCATGTTGGAACTTCTAATGCCCTATATACGCTATAATAGTAAGCGTAAGTCTCAGAAGAAACGATTGTACAGGCCTAAGTTCACTTACATTGTAGGTAATCATGACCCTCAAGTCCGTATCCCACGTCTCATTGAGGAGCATCCAATCCTTGAGGGATTCTTAGGAGACAACACCACACTCTTCCTAGAGGGGCTTGGGTTTGAAGTAGTGGACTTCTTGAAGATAAAGAACATAGAGGGCATTAGATTTAGTCATTACATACAAAACCCACACAGTCTTAAGGGAGCACCACTATCAGGGCAGATTGATACTCAACTTAAGAACGCTGGACATAGCTTCGTATGTGGGCACCAGCAGACCTATAAGATGGGGAAACATTACCTGTCAGATGGCACCCAGAGGTTGGGGATAGTAGCAGGAGCTTTCTATATGCACGACGAGAAGTACCAAGGGCCACAGGGCAACAGGCATTGGCGAGGTATTGTCGAGTTGAATGGTGTTAAAGACGGCTCAGCAGATGTAAATGAGATAGGCCTTGAGAGGTTGCTGGATAAGTATGGCTAAAGAGTGTGCTAATTGTGGAGAGCCAGTTGACAGGGGGCCAAGGGCAATATACTGTAGTAAGTATTGTCAAGAGGCTTCTTGGAAGCTAAGGAACAAAGACAGGTATCAAGCTAAGATCGCAGAGTGGAGAGAAACTAACCCAGACTACTCCAAGAATTGGAGAAGAGACAATCCAGAGAGGGCTGCTTACAACAGCCACAGGTGGAATGCCAAGAAGAGGGGGATAGACTTTTTACTAACCTTTGAGGAGTGGTGCAGTGTCTGGGGAGATCAATTGAAAGACAAAGAGGGGTTGTGCATGTGCAGGACTGGCGATACAGGTGCTTATGAGATTGGCAATGTCCGAATAGGTACTAGGAATGATAACGTCCAAGAGTACTGGGACTTGAAGAGGAAGTATTTATGACCACTAAAAATCATGAACTGTATGACATAGCATTAAGAGACAAAGCTCTTATGCCTGTAATTGCTTATGGAGCTGCTGGTGTAGGGAAAACATACGGAGCTGTAGGGGCTGGTGTTGAATGGCTAGACAAGGACAAGAGGAAGAAGATGTTAGTAACACGACCTAATGTCTCCTTCGCTAAGGAAAGTGGCTTCCTTCCTGGTACTGAAAGGGAGAAGATTGATCCTTGGGTGAGGCCTATTCAGCAGAACTTTAATGCTCATGGCATTAACAAGAGTCATCAAGAGAACTTAGAGAAGCAAGGACGACTCACCTACATGCCTCTTGAGTTTATACAAGGCCTCACCTTCGATGACACCTTCATCATTGTAGATGAAGTTCAGAA